CCTGTAAGTTGAATCTAGAGCTGCAGTAGTACTAGCCCTTGTCCAAACATTTCCTGATTCTTGTTTATAAATATATCCATCATATCCTCCATGAACAACGGTTTCTGCATTACTAATGTAATCTGAATCACAACAAGAAACTTTTAAACCTTTTATATCTGCGTATTCATATCCTAATTGTCCTGTATTAGGATTAATTTTAATACAAGCTAAAAGTCCTTTTGAACTACTTTCAGCTCCATCTGTAGGATAAAATAACCGATATTGTGATTTATCTCTTATAACTAATGCAGTTACATTAGTATATTCAATATCATTAATTCTATCCTGTACTTGTTTTGAAATAGTACCAAGCTCAACGTCACCAATTCTTGCTGTACCTGCAACGGTTCTTAATCCATCAGCAGACAAAAATATTAAATCTCCACCAATTTCCTGAATGGAATGATTGGCAATTGTACCAACGTTTTTGGCAACTTCCGCTAAAGCAAAGTTGCTCGAACTAGTTCCTGTTATCTTATAAATTTTTCTTTGACAAAATACAAATAATTCATCACGAAAAACTTTTAATCCTGTAACAACATCACCAACTTTAATTTCACCACCACCTGTATCAAAATCATCTTCTGTAAAAGGTCCTGAAAATATAATACTGTGGGTTGCATTGGACATTCCTGCATAAAACATATGATTCGCAAAAGATTTTACATATTTCGGTGCAGTTGGTGCCGTTCCACCTCCTGTTGCATTAATAATATCTTCAGTATAACTTGTATTTAACGTAAATGCATTTGTCGAACCTGTTGCAATTATAATTTTACTTGTTCCATCATAATTAAATTTATCAAAATCATAAGTATAAGTACTTCCTTTACTTGTAGCCCTTGATGTCCATGACCCACTTGTAGTTCCACTATATACAGTTCCACCACGCCCTACTATAATAATATCATTAAAAATAGCTGATAGTAAAACTCTTTCACTTGAAGCTGAAACTTGAGGTACGATTGTAGAATTATATTTTGTTGTGCCATTAAGTCTTCTATAACCACCTTGAGTTGAAGGTTCAAAATTACTTAATTGTAGGGCTTCACCAGGCTGCATATTATATACATCCTTATTTAATACAAGTCCGCCTCCACAACTTGCTGTGTACGGAGATATTTGTGAAGTATCTGGCATATTAATCTCTTAATAAATATAATTCGGAATCTATTATTTTAATTTTATCATCATCGCCTTTTGCTATAGCTTCTTCTTTTAGTTGTAAAAGCTGTTTAATTCGACTTTTACTTAGTTGAGCTATTTCTACTTTATCAGCCTTTGGTCTTTTTGCAAAAGGATGTTCATTGGCAATATCTTTATCGGGTCTAATCATATTTTGTACTTCAAAGATTCTTCCAGTTTTTTAAATGTTAATCCTGGATCTACTTCAACTCCTAATTTCTTTTGAAACTTTTCTCTAATCGTTTGACCTGGAAGTTGTTCAATTTCCTGCCAGTCTGTTTTTGTTCTTGCAGGTTTTTGTAAATTAACTCTCTCCATTTGTAATCTTTTAGCTACTGGATGTTCATTCCCTATTATTTTATTTGGATCTCTTAATGCCATTTATTCTCCTATGATGCTGTGCCTACAGTCGTTGCAATACTTTCAGTAACTACATCTGTTCTCATATAATCTGCATGAGTACCATAATCTGTTTTTAATAGTTTTAATTTTCTTTGATAATCTCTATCTGCTAATTGTGCGTGTTGTGGATCTGATCGTAACATATAGATATAATATTTTGATCGATCAACAATTAATGGTGAAAATCTATCAGGTAATCCCATATTATCTCCATGGGCTGACAAGTCAGTATGAGTTGTAAAATAATCATAACTAACTGTGTACTCACCTTCACCTGGTATCGGACTTAAAATAAAAGAACTGTAGTCAGGTTTTCTTATTACTTTCGCAGGAAGTCCAAAAGAACTACTTACATTTACATCATCTGCAACTTTATTAGTTTGTAAATAAGTATCATAAGTAATATGAGCTAATTTCTTAGGTGCGATATCACTTCGAGATACTCTAACATAATCAACATCCATATTATTTGCATCACTATTAATTACAGTAATATAAGTTGCTACTTGACTTGCTGTAAAAGTTGTATCTAAAACATTACCTTCACCATAATTCGTAACAGTTAAAGTTGCATTTAAATCAGTTGTAGCATGAGCTGCATTACCTACTTTAACAGCTAAACTAGAACCCCCTGATGCAGAATCAATAACTCTTACTTGAACTTTATAAGTTTTATTTTTTACCGTAGTGATTGCCTGTGATACTGCAGCATCGTTTAAGCGTAATCTTCCATTACCACCAGAATTATATGCAGGAGTTCCCCCCCCTACAGCCCCAGTAGTAGCATTGGTCCAGCTAGTTATATTTGAAGTAAATTCCCCGTTAGTAATTAATTCAGTTGGCTTTAAAAAAAAAGACTCAAAGTCCACTCTACGCATATCCGATGGAAAATCATATTCTCCATCGCCTACTTGAAGGGCTTGAGTCGTTGTTGTATGCAATAAAGGAATTTCAGCTCCTTCATTATAAATATCATGTATCGATTTATTAATCAGATCTTTAACAGCCGTTTGAATACCCCGACTGCTTGAAAAATTAGATGAAGTCATTTCAACTTCATTTAATTCTCTTAAAACTCTATTCGATAATATTAGATAAGTTGTAGCCATTATTTAATTTCCTTGTTATCGTATTCAAATTGTTCAAAGCGAATGAGTAGTCTTTTAATTCTAGACTCTGCATCGTCTAATTGTTTTTTTAAATCTTCAATCTGCTTTTTTAAAGCAGTATTATCAGACTTGTACTCTTGAATTATTTCAAGAAGCTGATTTCTTTTCTGATAACTCATTGAGTAACTTTACAATGTGTTCCAATCTTTCACTTTGTGAAGTGACTTTGTCTTCTAAATTTTGTATCCTCTTCAAGGTTAAGGGATTTAATCCACCTCCTAAATAAGAAATTTTTTGTCCTGAACTTGCATGAGTTTTTTGTCTTAAATCATATGTAGCCATTCTTTTTTCCTATATTAATAAGAGGGATACTTAAGGGGGATATAAATACCCCCCTTAAAATTAAACAGTATTATTATACTGCTGTATCGTGTTGTGTACTTGTATTGTTATCTGATTCGTCAATACCTGAAACATCGCAAAGAACTGCCCAAACACGGACTTTACCCGCAGTTGAGTTTGCACCTCCAGTTAAGATATCCAAAGTATCCGCAGAAGCAACTACAACTCTTGCTGTAGCTGTTAGGGTTGAATATCCCGTTGCGTTAGTATCTCCATCAACATATCTATCAACATCTCCACCTGTGATACCTATATCCATAGTTACGGAACTTGTAAGTGCTGTTAACACTTCAGCTCCAGCTTCCATGATTAAAGTTTCTGCAGGAATATCAATAGCTAGTAAAACATCTCCACTAGTTGTTCCTGCATCACCGTTTACCGCTGATACGTCAATTGTATTTTCTACCAGATAAGGTGTTCTACCATTGGACGGATGCCCAGTAGTACCACCTACACCTGTTACGTTATATGTAGCCATAGTCTATCTATTATCCTCCTAATTATAGTGTTACAACACCTGAATAAGCTGCTTCTGTTCTCAAAACTTTTCTTCCGAAAACATGCAGACCTCTCACGATGTCTGAAAATGAATCAGGGTCTCTAATAAGTTCAGTTTTCGCAATATGGTTTGCAGTTGCTACTGCTCCTTGATGACCATAAAGGAAAGCGTACTCAGTTGAGCCACTTGATCCAAATGTTTTTGATGCAGCAGCACCACTCGATACTGCAATGGCATTAGTTACATACATTCTAAACCCAAATAAAGGTTTGTCTGTTACTAAACCATTTCGTATTGAGGATACTGATCCATCGTTCATTACTGATTGATCCATTACTTTTGAATCCGCCTTTCTTAATTGTTGAAAGAATTTAGGCGGTCCGACCAACCATCTGTTTTCCTCTGGTACGTCTTGACTGTCAAGAACTCCTTTTGCTGCAGAAACGATATCTACTAATGTATTAGAATTAGTATTTCCTGTTAATGCAGATGCATCTGTTCCAGTATTTGCTGCTGATGTTGATGCATTGTCATAAATGTATTTTAATACATTATAGTCGTAGTTCTTTTTCAGTGAATAAGCACCTGAAGAAGTTGCAAGAGCTTCCCAGTTTACATGTGATTGTCTTTCTTCGATGTCATCTACTTTAAACGCAAAGTAAGAACCTTGATCGACAGTAAGTTGTAA